TTACAGAGATTAGTAGACGAGAAAACAGCCTTAGTAGAATCAGGAAATCTTCAGATGAAGGTTTATGAATACACTAAGCAATTAAGAGATGACCAAAAAGATGCTTTAGCGAGTATTCTTGATGTTTATTTAAAATCTGGCTCTCCTATCTCTGATGAAATGGCTAAGCAATACTCAGATTTAACTGGCATAGACCAAACAACCATTAAAGATGCCTTTGCTGTCGCCGCTACAAATTATTTAAAGAAAGAAAATACTACTCAAGATATGAAATTACTTGAGGCTGGATACTCTTATATAGACACACCTGCCAATAGAGATAAATTAAAAGCTAAAGGTTATAGTATTATTACTCTCGGCGGTAGAACTTACGGCAAAGCACCTGAACTTGTTGAAAGTGACTTCGTAAAAATTGGTTCACATTATGACGAAGCAACAGATGCAATGGTTGACGATTATGGATTTGTTAATAAAACAACCAAGGAAATTACGCCTTATGTAGCAACTACTGTTTTAGGAAATTCTACTTCTTTAATGGGTAATTTAACAGTGACTGGTGTTGGCTCTGATAAATGGGCTAACGGACTTGATGTTGTATTAGAAAGTGGAAATGTTATTTATCCTTTTGATGATACAGGTAAAGTTATTTATGCTGGAGAAAATGGTGGTTTCGGAAATCAAGTCAAAGTAAAAACTTCCGCAGGAGACGAAATATGGGTTAGTCATCTTAATAGTATAAATGTAAAAGTTGGTGATGAGGTTAATTCTGGCTCTAATTTAGGTGTCCAAGGAAATACTGGAAATGTATATTCAACAAGCGGTGGAGATGGAACTCACGTTGATATTACAATGAAAGATAAAGACGGTAAATTTTACTCACCACAAACTGTTGCAAATATTATAGGAGTAAATAAACCTACTACTACCACAGATAATACTGTTGTTACTTTAGCAGCAGCATTAAACTCCACTAATAAAGCGACAGCCGATGCTGCTAAAATTACTTTTGCTAAATTATCGAAGGCTAAACAAGAGGCAGTATTGGCAGCAATGGCGGCTAATCCAGCCAAGATAGATACCGCCACGCAAACAGCAATGACTAAGAATATTGATTTGGTAGATAAAATATTAACCAAAGATGACCTTAATGGCGTTGTCGGGCCTAATAAAGTAGCCAGATGGTCTCCTCTTAATGTATTTACAGCTTCTAAAGCAACTGCTATAGCTGATATTCAAAAGTTGGTTTCAAATGAATCTTTAAATGCCCTCATACAAGCTAAGGCTGGTGGTGCTACTTTCGGTGCTTTAAGTGATAGAGAAATGGATATTTTATCCAGTTCCGCTACTTCACTTAATAGTTTTGTTTTGAAAGATGATAAAGGAAAAGTCTATGGATATAAAGCATCAGAAAAAGAATTTAGAGCTGAATTAAATAGATTAAAAACTTCTTACCAAAAACTTCTTGATATTAACAGCGGGAAATTGCCTGAACAAGCAAACACAGAAAATTCTAAATCTTATATCACAACAGGTGGTAATACATTTAAGGTAGGAAATCAAAGTTCTGGCGGTAATGATTCATTGGGATTAGGAATTTAAACTTATGACTAAACAAGAATTTGCTCAAACAGTTAAAACTAAATATCCTGAGTATAAAAATGTTGATGATAATACCCTGGCTGATAAAGTTTTAGCTAAATACCCAGAATATCAAAGCAGAATTACCGAAGAAAAAAGCGGTGGTTTTGTTGGGGCTGTAAAAGCAGTAGGAAACTTCTTAACTAATTCAGAGCAGGCTTTTGGAAAAACTCTTGGCACGGCAATGAGCGTTATTGACCCCGAAACAAAAAGACTAAGAAATTCTGTTCTTAGTTCTTCTCAGATTCAGTTTGATACTTATATGAAACTGGCAAGAGAAACTTCTGACAAAACTAAAAAGGCATCTTACTTAAAAGCCGCTAAGCAGTCGGCTGATTTAGAGGGAGTAGATGTTTTTAACTCTCCTGAATATCAGAAGACAGCTAAGCAGATTATAGGTGAAGGTCTTGGTGTCGGTTTAGATATTTTAGCCTTTGGAACTTATGGTAAAGCCACTCAAGGAGCAAAGAGTTTTGTTCCCTTGGTTAAAGAAGGGGGTTTAGGAGCAAAAGTTCTCACTAAACTTGGAGTTCCCTTTGTTAAAAAAACAGTCGCCGAGAAAGTGGCAACGGAAGCAGTTAAGAAACCACTAATGAGTGGGTTTGCTAACGCCGCCAAGAATATTGGTAAGTCTAGTGCTTATGGTGGTGCTTATGGTGCTACAGAGGCTATGAAGGAGAATAAGAACACTGCTGATATTATTAAGCAAACAGCAACGGGAGCAGTTATAGGAGCAGGTATTGGGGCAGTCCCAGAAATTGGTAAGTTAGCATTTAATGCCCTTGCTACTGGAGCTAACAAAGCCGCTAATTTAGCAAATAAAAGTTTATACTCCTTTAATAAAAAATCTTTTATTAACTTAATAGATAAAACAGAAAAAGAATTAACCGATAATTTTAATAAAAAATTAGTTGATGAGAATTTTTATAATTCTTCTAAAACTTTAATGGGAACAGTGAGAGAATTTGTTGAGGTTCAGGAAAAGTTAGCCCCAGCAGAATATAAAAAATTCAATGAATACCTAAATAAAACATCATCTTTAATTACTTCCGTCACTGGGGCAAAGCCTGAGGCCCTATTAGGAAAATCTTTAGTAAACCTTTTCAGTAAACATATAATTAAATTGGGTCTTGGGGCAATAGGAATAGCAACTGGTGGATTATCAAATATGATAATTTTTGGCTATGTCGGTAATTTAATAGAGAAGGGACTATTAAAAAAATTTGGGAGTGTAGAGGGAACTGCGTTGGTAGACAAATATTTAGGGAAAAGTCTTAATAAAATAGGAAATGTAGATGTAAAATTACTTACTAATGGTAATTTTGGCTTAGAATTTGATAGAATTGCTAACTTTATTGCCGATAAGGTGGTAGAAGATACTAAAAATGAATGACAGTATGAATAAATTAAATGAACTATTAGGAGTAACAGAAAAAAAAGTATCTTTAGATACCTTACTTGGCGTTGAAGAAACTAATAAATTAGATAGTTTATTAGGCATTAACACAGAAAAATAAAAAAAACATAAATAACAAAAGAGCCGTCTCACTTGATAAAATAAGATGGCTCTTTTTGTTTTTAGTCTAATAATTATTTTTTAATTTCTTTCTTCTTCATTTTCTTTGCCTCCACTAATATTTTGTCTAAGTATTTGCTCATCTCATCTATATTTTTCTTAAACTCCTCTGATTCTTTTTCTATTTCTAACTTGGTTTTTGGCTTAACTTCCTCTGATGTTGTGTCGCTATTTCTGAAGACATCTAAATCTAGCAAAATGATAAATAAAGCTAAGCAGATAAACAGAATTGGATTAACAAATAATATGAAGATAAAAGCAGCGATTTGAATAATTGTTTTTAAGTTTTTGTTCATAAATTTAAAATTATTTTATTAATATTCAAGCCAAGGGGGTCGGGTCGATACAACCCCGATGGTCTGAGTATTACAGCCTTATTTCCTCTTGCCTTTAATTATATTCTTTTTGTCATTCTTTAAATGAATAAACACCGCACTTACTTTCTTTCTTGATAGTAATTTATTAACATCTTTTTCAGTAGCTAATCTCAAGCCAGTCAGCCAAAGAGTTTTCTTATTCCCGATACAGAGCCCCAGAGACCAGCCATTTTTATTTTGCACCGACAGCCAGCAAACCTTGATATTCTCAGTGCTGACCGATTTAACTACTTTTTTAGTTTTTCTCATAGATAGTATTATTAATTAATTAAATTATTCTTTTTCTACTGGTTTTATTAAAGAACTCGGCCCTGATAAAGTCTGGCCAAAATTACTATTATCAGTTTTCTCAGAAGGCATTACATACCCCTTGTATATTTCAACATCTTTAATTAAAATTTTAACAACTCCTCTCCCTCCGCAGACTTTACATAATTCACTCGTCATTCCTATTCCTCCATAAACAGTAGCAAGCCCCTCTCCTTCACAATGAGGACATTCTCTAAAGATAAAATCTCCTTCTATCACTAAAGAACCTTTTGTTTTATTAGACATAAAATTATAAATTATTAAATTAGATTTCTGATTATGGCTGACAAAGTATCAGTCAATTTCTCACGCTCATCTTCTATTTCGTCTTTCCCAACAAACCTGCTTAATGCCTTATTGTATAACGGGTCGGTCAAGATATGAATTAACTCGTGGAGTATTCTGTCTTTTGTTAATTTCCCTTTAACCCAGTCCTTATAGGCTTTTTCAGAATATTTAATAGTTGGGTCTAAGTAAGGATAGGTGCAGGTAATCGCTAAATACGCTTGCTTAGGGTCGGCCTCTATTAATATTCTATGAAGAGAAATACCAAGAATTGGCGAATAAACTTTAATTATTTTCTCTATCCAAGCTTTAAATAATGCCTTGGTTTTAATTACTTTTTTCTTTTTCTTCTTAGACATAAAGTTATTCTTTTATTTCCCCGTGCTCTTCTCTTTTTAAATTGTCTTCTACTCTCTTAACTTCTTCCTTAACTTTGTTAATTGCTCTTTCTTTATCGGGAGATAAATAATACATTCCAGGATTTGCTTTATCAGGAATAACAAAGTAGATAGCCGAACCTATTTTAATTTCTCCTGACTCTAAACTAATTTCTTTGGTTTTGTTTGACTCTCCAATGTCTATGCGATTAATGGCATCTTCTAAGTCGCTAAAGCCTAATTCCCCTGTGTCCTTAAGATGTAATATATCCCAGAGAGCAATGATTTTTTCTCTTTTCATAGATTTATAAATTAAATTTTAATTAAATGCGGTCTTCGCTTATTTGATTTTATAGCAGACAAATAAGCCACAGCATACTTAATATTATTTTCTTGGCAGTATTTATTCGGGAATATTTCCTCTAATCTGAACTCCTGAAATTTTATCTTGTCGTTATAAATATATTTAGCCTGCTCTGCTCTTGTCCAATACCAGAAGCAATTACTGTTCCAGTAGCTAATATGCGTAGGGTCTTGGAACGCTCCTCTTCCGTCTGTAGAAGGCACTTGAACCATTAACCACCCGCCGTCTTTAAGAACTCTAAAGCACTCGCTCATCACAAATTGTTTATCTGCTAAATGCTCAAAGATGTCGTGTGCCCTGATTACCCCGACAGAGTTGTCCTCTAAAGGCCACTTTTTATTCAAATCAGCCTCTATGTCGCCATTCTTCAAATCAAGGGAAGAATATCCGTCTGGCTTGCCAAACGCCCCGCCAAGGTCAATTTTGAGGCTCTGGGAGAGTTCTGCTTCACGCTCTGCAAGCTGATAAGCGTATTTATTGTAAAGTTCTACTGTTCCTGACTGAATTTTGGCATTTCTGGCAAGCCAAGTGTTATCTCCTGTAATCCTGTAAATATACAAACACTTGTCTATAAATTTAATCTTAGTGGCCAGATAAGTTCTAATCATCAGGTCTTGGTCGTCTAATACTTCTAAGCCTGCGTTATGGCCACCAAGAGCCTTATACACGCTGGCTCTCCATACTCTAATATGGTCAGGAGCATACCAAATAAATGCAAAGCTGTGAGAGGTTGGTTCAAAGGATTTCATTCTGGTTAGAGTTTTTCCCTGCCATTCAAATGGTTCACTCACCCAGCCGAAATCTTTGTTATAAGGCTTAAAGTTATCCTGCAGTTTAGCATTGTCAGAATAAGCAAAGCCGACTTCTTTATCTTCCTCAAAGGCTTTTACCACTTCTTCTAAGCAATCAGGCGTTAATAAGTCATCGTGGTCAACCTCGGCAAGTAATTCTCCTTTAGCTAATAGAAATCCATATTGCTTTAAGAAACCGACCGATTTTAAACTAAACGGACAGTTTAATATTCTAACTCTGACATCCATTCCAAAGTCTTTTAATTCTGCTTTAGCTCCGTTATTTAATACTATTACCCATTCAAAATCTTTAAAGGTCTGATTTTTAATGCTCTCCCAAAGTTCTTGGAGATATTTAGTATTATGAGTCGGAGTGATAATAGATATTTTTGGCATATATTTATTTTATCATCCAAGATAAAGCCAATAAATGCTTCGGTTCTATTTTAATGTCTCCTAAATCTTGCAGTCTGACTGTAGGAACTTTAATATCTACCTCTGCTTCAAGAGCAGGTTTCATCTTTTCATTTAATTTTTCGGCGTTCTCATTGGTGAAAGTGTATTTGCCTGTTTTTTGTCCGTCTTTGTTTTTTTCGGCAACACCAAACTCATCAAATAGTTTTAATTTTATTACATCAAAGGCTTCTAATTCAGGAGTGGCTTTTTTCAAGAACAGAGAAATCTGATAACTGACAAATACTGGTAAAGCTAAACTGGCGATGTAATTCAAGGCTTCTATGCCTTTAACTAAATCGTTCAGTTTAATTTTAATTTCTACTTCTTTGCTTTCGGCGATTTTTTCTAATTGTTTTTTGTCCATAGATTTATAATTATTAATTAATTATTTTTGTTCACTAAGAAAATCAACTAATTTTAAACAGGATGTTTTTAATCCAGCCCCTATTTCCATTAGTTTGCTGTCACTGTCAGCCATTTCTTTCTGAATATCATCTAAGCCATCTCCCTCAATTATAATCCCCCTTAAATAGGAAATTTCTTCAATACACTTTTCTATTGAGTTAAGTGTAGCGTTTAAATAATTCAATGCTTCTTTAGTCATAGATTTATTATTAAAAATTAGTTATGTCTTCTCGCTTAACCTCACAGCCCTCCTGATATTTATTATCATAGTCATTATAGAAGTAAGAATATTTACCGCCCTTAGCCTCGCAAGCAGATATTCTCTCAGAAATAATCTGTGGTGCTCGGTGAGAGTTTCTTTCAGCACCTACTCCCAGTAGTAACCCTATTATCATACTTACAAATATCATTACTAGCATTGCTATTGCTTCTCCAAAATTTTTCATAGATTTAAAGTTAATTTTTTAGTGATTATTTCCTAACAACGAGGGGTTCTCTTAATGGCTATGAGTTAAGATTTACTATTGGTCGCCAAGGCCAATTACCCACCCCATTGTTAGAAAATAATCTTTTTTATAATCTCTTTACTATTTAATTAATTTTTTAGCGTCTCTTAACTTTTTATCGTGGACAGCGTGGCATTTGGCACAGGCTGGCAGATAATCCTCTAAAACTCTTAAATAACTATGGTCTTTATTCATCCAATGCTCTGCTTGCTTAATTTTGCAGAAATGGCATTTATGAGTATTAGCCTTACCTCTTAATTTAATTACCCATAGATGAAGTGCAGAGTATCCTGGGTTCTCTTTCCACGCTGGGTGTTTAGCACCAGTGCGGGCTAAGTTTAAATTGACTTTGCAATTACAGGAATTGCTTTTGTGATAGTTTGTTCTTTTTGACATAAATTTTGTGTTAGTAAATTAGGCTTTTTATTTTTCAGGCAGAGTGATTATATATAAGTCACTTCGCTTTAATATTTTCTTTCTCATCAATGCTCCTATCTTCTGATGAACTCCGCCGACAGTAATTTTCATAGCTTCGGCCATTAATAATAAAGTTGGTAGAGTATTATTTGTATTTTGATAGCTGGTGATAAAATCTAGCAACTCCTTTTGTCTCTTTGATACTTTAGTTAGTTTTTTCATAAATGTTGTATTACTTATTATGTATATATTATATACTATAAATTATAAATAGTCAATGATTTTTAATGTTTCTTTATTTTGGCTAGTATATCATTAAATTAAGTATAATCTATTGAGTTATCCACAGGTTGAATATTTTTTTTATTATTTAATTCCAAAGTATCTTTAAGAGCCTGTGTATAACTTTTTCTAGTCTCTAACTCTTTGGCGTATTCAACTGCGTGGAGTATTTCTTCTTCTGTGAAGAAAGCCAATAATACTTCTTTTATATCAAGATTATTCTCAAAGCCCCAGCGAGTTAATTTTTCTATCTTAGTAAGTATCTCTTGGCTTTCTCTTTCCCAGTCATAGCCTGAACTACCAGCAGAGCCAGTAATAGTTCCAGTAACTTCATACCCGCCATCTATTCTTTTGACATAGGGCTCAGACATCATACCAAGTTGTCGGCAAATATCCATATAATTATTTTTGCTCTTTGACATTTATAATTCTCCAAAGATTACTGGCAAACATAATAGCTTGCTGTCGATAGAACTCTTTTAATTTATTTTTATAGCCTTTTTCATTTTTAGGCTTAGGGAAGAACTCATCTAAGGCGGATTGACAAACTTCCCATTGTTTATTAGTGATTTCAATTTCTTTGTTCATAAAATTATTTGTTATTAAATTAATTTTCATCTACATACTCAGCCCCATCATTTTTTAACTCCTCTCTCTCACGCTTAATTTCCTCTCTCTTCTTTGCCTCTTCGGGAAACTCTAGGGAAAAAATAGCCTCATTAAAATCGTCTATATCTATTTTTACATCTTCCTCACTACGAGTATTTCCATTTGGTCTTGTTTTATAGAAATTTATATAATTCTCTAATCTTGTGCTGTCCTTGAAAAACCAGCCAATACCCATCTTGCTATTTTTTTCCATATTAAACTTATTCTCTGAAAAACCAACTATGGCCATCATCAGTCTTTCGGCCTTAAACTCTTTAATTTTTTCTTTTATGGTGTTAATGGCTGACGGGGTAAAATCCCACATTCCTGAAACTTTTGGGGGCATCATACCAATTTTCTGATGACAAAGTAAAAGCAATTCTTTTATCACACAAGTTTCGTGACTATTTTGAGATTTCTGAATATCGCCTTCGGCGGGGATACTATTAATCTCTGAAGTGTTATTATCTTCAGGAATTTTATTTTCAGAAATGAGAGTGGGGGAGGGAGAGTCTGTTCCCTCTCTCTCTCTTTCCTTACCTATACTATCCTTACCTAACCTAACCTTACCTAACCTACGAGAACGAGTCGTTGTATTTTCGTTAACGAACTCTGTATATGCCCCATTTTCCTTGATTTGTAGCTGTTCTTTCTCTTCTATGTAAACTGTCGGTCTATACCAGTCCTTACGAACTAGATTATTTATACGCCAATGCTTAATAACGATGACTCCTGACTCAAATGTCAATATGAACCTTTTAGCGAGTAAAATCTTTAAATCATCATCATTACCGCCGACCATTCTTTGAATTTTCTTTGGGTTTCCTACGAAACCATCATCATCGGCTCTCATACCTAAGTGAAAGTAAAGGGCTTGTGCTGTGGATGACATATCCAAGAAAGCATCGGAGTCAATTACTAATGGGCTGAACATTCGTCTTTGTGACATAAATTTTTGTGTTAATAAATTAAACTTTTAATTAAAAAAGGCTAGAGAATTAGAAATGTGCCCACTACCTAACACGAGTAGCCACGGGTTGAATACCGTGTCACTTCTAATTCTCTAGCCGTCTTAAATTGTTTAGCGTTACTTTTGGACATATATAATAGTTATCTTATTTAACTATAAATAGTATATCATATATCTAGGAACATTACAACCCCCGTGTTTATTGGGTTAAATGAGTTATCCACTGTTATAATAAAAAAATCCAGCAAAAAGAAAATTATATTATTATTCAACCTGTGGATAACTTATTGACTATTGCTTGTTTTTATTTTTTAGTGTATTATTATAATATAAATAATTGCTAAATGCATATTACAGATGAGCCCGTCTCATCTGCTAATAATAACAATAATCTTATGCCATTAAAGAAAAGAGCTGAGTATAACTATAATCTTAGTCTTTTGACTGATGTAGAAAAAGCATATTTGTCTGGATTTATTGATGGAGAGGGCTGTATAGGAATAAGAAATGGTGGGCCTAATTGTAGAAATGGTAGAATAAAATTGCATATAACAAACACAAATGAAACAATATTAAGATATTTTAAAGATTTGGTTGGATTTGGTAGTTTCTATCAGGCAGTTTCAGAGGGAAGATATGGAAATCATAAGGCAGCCTTTGTATATGAGGTATGTGCTAATCAATGTGTTTGTGTATTAAAGGAGATATTGCCATTTTTAAAAATAAAGAAAGAACAGGCATTATTAGCCTTAGAGTTTGCTGATACGAAGAATTGGGGTGATAATAATATTAATAGTGCTACAGCAGGAATACGAAAGATTATTGGAGAAAAAATAGCTAAACTTAATAAAAGAGGGGTAAAATAACTAACCTATATGTTAATTAAAGGATTTAGCCGAGCAAGCATCTCTAAAAATATTAAAACTGAAATGGCCAGCGGAAAAAGCCAGTCTCAGGCGTTAGCAATAGCACTTCATACAGCAGACACCGCCAAAAAACTAATGATGAAGAAAAAGAAATAAAATCGCCGCCCAATAAATTTATTCAGAAATAATCTCTATGAATAATAAAAGCACTAACTTAATAATTTGTAATGACGACTCTGAGCTTTAGGTTTATATTATCTATGGCTCTTTTTTATAATTTGTGGTATTATTAGAATTATAAATAAATTAATTTGAAACTCCTCGAAGGAAAAATCCGCAAAAGATATTTCATTCAGGAATCAATTACTTCTATGACAAGTTCTACTCAAAGCGTAGGAAGACCCCTGCTCTTTAAATCCCCTAAAGAATTACAAGAGAAAATAGACGAATACTTTGCTGACTGTGATAACACTATTATTAAAACCATACTGGATAAGAATAAGAATATTATAGCGACTGTTACTAAACCTTATACTGTCACTGGAATGGCTTATTTCCTTAATACTTGCCGAGAAACATTAGTAGATTATGGTGAAAAAGAAGAATTTTCTGACACTATAAAGAGAGCCAAGATGAAAATACAGACAGATTATGAAGAAAGAGCCTTAACTATGACCTCTCACCCGATATTTTCTATGTTTACTTTAGCTAATAATTTTGGCTGGAAGAATAAATCTGAGCAAGATATTACAACTAACGGCGAGAAAATAGGTGGATTTAACTTTATTCTTCCTGGTGTAGATGACAAAAAGCCAGAGGATAATTCAGGAGAGGCAGACCTTTCAAAAGATAATATAATAAAACCAGAATGAAGATAATAACTCCTACAATAAAACCTTTGCCTAAGCAATACAAGGCTTGGCAGAAATTATTGGATGCTATAACTAAATATATACTTTTTGGTGGGGGTGCGGGAGGGGGCAAGAGCTGGCTCGGCTGTGAATGGCTTTTGACTAACTGCTACAAATACCCAGGGAGTAAATGGTTTATCGGGCGTAAAGAATTAAAGAGATTAATGCAGAGCAGTTTTGAAACTTGGAAGAAAGTTTGTAAATTTCATAATATTCCCGCCGCAGACTGGAAATTAAATGGACAGTATAATTATATAGAATTTAAAAATGGGTCAAGAATAGATTTATTGGATGTAAACTTTGAAGCCAGAGACCCAATGTTTGAAAGATTTGGTAGTTTGGAATATACAGGAGGCTGGCTTGAAGAAGCTGGAGAAATAGATTTCAGAGCTTATGATGTTTTAAAAACAAGAATAGGGCGGCACTTAAACTTAGAATATAATTTATTACCTAAATTATTGCTTACTTGTAACCCCAAGAAGAACTGGCTGAAGAAAGAATTTTATTTGCCCTTTTTAAATGGAACTCTTGAAGCAACAAAAGCATTTATCAAGTCACTATATTCAGATAATATTTATACTTCTGAATTATATGGAGAGCAATTAAGTGAAATAAGCAATAAAGCGAATAGAGAGCGTTTAAAAGAAGGCAACTGGGATTATGATGATGACCAAGCCAGTTTAATAGCAAGTGAAAACATAGATGATATATTTACTAATTCAGTTGATGACGGAGATAAGTATGCCACGATAGATATTGCCAGATTTGGCAGAGATACCACTAAGGTTTATTTGTGGAAGGGGTTTAAAAATTATAAGAGAATTACTTGGCATAAACAAAGCACGGCAATTACCGCCACTAAAATAAAGCAATTATTAATAGATGAGAAAATACCTTATAGCCGAGTAATAGCTGATGAAGTAGGAGTAGGGGGCGGGGTGATAGATAATCTTTCAGGAATTAATGGGTTTATTGCCAATTCAAGTCCATTAGAAAACCCAGAAGCTAAACCTGTTAAAGTAATTAAAAATGGCAAGATAGCCAAAGTAATACCCAAAGAGAATTTTAAAACTTTAAAAGACCAATGCGGGTTTCTTCTCGCAGAGAAAATCAATGAGCATTTAATTGCTATAGTCACCACACTTGAAGATAAAGAAGTTGCCGTAGAAATAGAAGAACAGGAAAGTATCTCTGAAGAATTAACTCAACTTAAAGACTTAGCACCCGATTCAGACGATAAGAAGCGGCTAATCCCCAAAGATGTTATTAAAGAAAATATTGGAAGAAGCCCTGATGATTTAGATAATCTTATTATGCGGATGTGGTTTGTCCTTGAGAAGAAAGAAATTGCAGGAGAAACCACAGTGTATATTCCTAACAATTCCAATGATTTAAACTAAAATAAAAATATGACCAACTCTAATATTCAAAGTGAAGCCATTTCTTACCTTCAAGACCTCTACACTAAAAATAGTGAGGGGACTTGCTGGATTACAAAAAACAAGGCAATGCAAATGCGTTACCTCTGGGATGTAATCAGAGAAAATTATTTTGGCGTTTTTAATAAAACAAAAGACAGGCTCGGACAAGACAAAATATTTTATCCCTTAACAGAAACTCTGACTTGGGAAAATGTTAAGAGTATAGATGTAGACACTAAAGATATTAACACCAGAGCTTTACATCCTGCTGGTATGAACAATGTTATTCCTTGCAGGTATATTATAAAAGACTGGATGTATAAAGCCTGTTTTGGGGAAACTCTAAATAGGTTTTTGCAGTATTATGTCTTAGATGGGCATTTAATCACTAAGACAATAAATAACTATAAAAATGGCGAGAAGATAGTTGAAGTCAAATTTGTTGACCAGAGAAACTGCTTTTACGACTTACATTGTGAGGATATTCACGACACCCCTTTCTTAGAGAGGAGTATTCAGGATTTAAGTGATGTCATCAGTAACTTTCAAGACAAGGGCTGGATTAATCTAAATAAAATTTCTGGTAGAACAGACTTGCCGAGATTAAAAGATGAACAGAAAGAGAATAACACTGGTATTCCTGAAGCTGAGATGTTTGAATATTGGGGCAAGATTAAGAAAATTTGGATTACAGGCAAAGCAGCGGATAAAGATATTTGGGTTAATGGAATAATCTGGGCGAGTAATTTATCTTCTAATGCCTTAATTCATAAAATAAAAGAAAGTGATGAACGCTCTCCTTATGAAGATGTTGCTTTTGAAGACGCTCCTAATAGACACCCAGGTCGTGGCGTAGGAGAAAAAGTTATTTTCTTGCAGATATATTTAAACACTTTATATAATATCCGAAGAAATAATAATTTAGTGATGATGAACCAGCTTTATAAATTTAAAGAAGGTTCTGGCGTTACTACAGAAAAAATAGCTGGGTTAATCGCTGGTGGTGCTATCGGATTAAAAGAAATGGCTGACTTTGAAAGAGTTGATACCAGAAATTTAAACTTCGGCGAATCTCTTAATGAAGAACATAACTTAGTAAATGTTGCCAATAGAGTTACTTCCAACCAAGAAGCAGCCAGTGGTGAAAAACTCCCTGCCTCTACTCCCGCCACCAATGCTATTATTCAGAATCAAGCAGTTAAATCTTCCCAGCAATTACGCCAAGAGAGGTTTGGCTTATTCTTGAACAGACTATTTAAAAATCAAGTCTTGCCTAAGTTAATAGAAATTTATCAAGAAAAGGGTATTTTACGCTTAGACCAAGACAAGAAGATAGCCGAAGTTAAAAGAAATATTGCTAATTTTTACTTAGTAGACCATACTATTAATGCCAAGATTAATAATATGATTCCTGATGTAGAGGGTATGCTGGCTAAGATAAATAATGAGATAAACAGCCGTGAAGAAATATTTATTGGTTTAAAAGGCATAAGCAACAAAGAAGTTGATATTGAGTTCTTTGTGACTGATGAGAGCTTTGATAAGAACACTATTCTGCAGAATTTACAGCAAGTCTTAGTTAATTATAAAAACTTCGCCCAAGACCCTAATTCTCAGGATATTTTAAGAGAAATATTAGATATACTGGGCTTAGATGCCGAACATTTAATGCCTGAGATGAAAACACCTGTTACTCCTGCCCAGGAAACTCCAGCTCCAGTAGCAGTCGCTCCCCAACCAGCCGAAGTTCCTCCTACTCCAACAGGAGATAGTGCTAAGCCTTGGCTACTTAATCAGCAAACAAATAAAGTTCTAAGAAACACGGCGGCAATGAAAAAATAAATAAAATAAATCTATGTTATCGCCACTTAAACAAAAACTTGGTATAGAAGGCTTAGCTAAACTTAATGAGTTAATTAAGCACGAATGTGATATTAGGCATATTACCACTAACTTTGAAGTCCATAAGAAAGCCTTGGATATGCTGTTAAAATGGATAGGAAGTGTTTATGACATAGACGCTAAACAGATAAAAGAAGAAGAACCTGATATAGATTTAAACAAATTATATAAAGACAAAGAGGAATAGTAAGAATAACTTGTAGGATATTAGGAAATATGCTATTATAATAAACAGTTAATTAGGAAAGAGAAAATAATTTAAAAATTTAATAAAAATTTAAACAAAAACACTATGTTTAAAGATGAAAAGCAAACCACTGATGCCGACATTGATGATGAATCAAAAGGCAAAGGTGATGCAACCTCGGAAGAATTAGACTTAGCCAAACTCGGCGAGATTGCAGGCAGGGAGTTCAAGAGCGTAGATGACTACAAAAAGCACTACGAAAATCTGGCCTCCTTCGTAGGAAAGAAAGATGAGTCTGGCGAAAAGCTAAAAGGCATACTCTCTAAAGCCGAACCTTTCGCAGCAAAGTTAGGAGTTCCCGCTGAAGATTTTTTAAACTTCACGCTGGAAAACCCCAATGCTACAGAAGACGAAGTTAGAGAACATTTCAATAAAGAGAAATCTACTAAGGTGGAGAAGGACAACGCAGAAGACAAGAATCGTTTAACGAAACTTGAATTTCTCGCTGAACACCCTGAAGCCAAAGAAGATTTCAAACTAATTGATACTCTGTCTAAAGGTTTAGGAGTTTCTTATTCAGAAGCCCTTGAATCGCCAGAGTATAAAAAAATGGCTACTGCCAACCGAGAGAAGAAAGGCACAAGTGTTATTAATTCAAATAACCGAGTAGCCACTACTTCTGAATCGGATTTAAAGAAAGCACGGGAACGAGCCATTAATACTGGCCGTAAGGAAGATTTAGGTGCTTATCTTAAACAGCAAGCAGAAGCCGAGGCTGAGGACTAAAAATTATGGCGGATACTTTATTTAAGACATACGAAGCCATTGGGCGTAGAGAAGACCTTATTGATTTAATCACTAATGTTTCTCCGAAAGATACCCCAATGTTGTCAAGATTTGGTAGAACTGTTGCCACTTCCACTTATCACGAATGGCAAACTGATACTATCAATTCTGCTTCCAGCACTGGTTTGATTGAAGGTGCGGACACTGACGCTCCGTCTCTCCAAGTCACAACCAGAGTAGGCAACTACACCCAGATTTGTAACGCTATTTTCCGTGTTTCTAACACCCAAATGGCTGTGAAAAATGCTGGTAGAAAGGATGAATATTTTTATCAAGCTGGTAAAGCTATGATAGAAGTAGCTCGTGACTTAGAATGTTCTATTCACGATAGCACCATTGTTTCAGGTGGTGCGGCCACTGCTCGTCAAATGAAAGGTGTAAGGTCTTTCATCTCTACGAATAGTGACACAGGAACTGGAACTGCGGGTGCATTATCGGGTGTTACTCTTTCTGCGGACAGATTAAATGT